CGCAACGCTACAAGGTTCTTGGTCCGCAGCGCTTTGCGGTTTTTGATCGTAGTGCTTTCATCGACAATCATCATGTTCTGAGGGTTTTGAAACAAGAATGCTTTGGCGGCATCCAAACCCCGTTGCGAACTAAATGCTTCAACATTAATTACAAATATTTTAACGCCCTCAAACTTTTCGGTAATAAAATCCACAAGGTTTGTGTCGTATCTTTTTGACTTCCCAGTGCGCCACGACATAACTTTCTTTTCGATTCGGTCTGGGAAGTGTGTCTCAATCTCACCTTTTGCCCAGTTGTCATACACGCCTTTAGGGGCCACAATCATGGCGGCGTTGATCTTACCGGCCTCAAACAAAACGGCTATATTATCTATGGCTACCTTAGATTTCCCTGTACCCATCTCCATAAAAAGAGCATAATACTCCGCGGCCCACGAATCTTCTAACGCCTTGCGTTGGTGGTCATATGGTCTGGTCTTGAACTCGAAATCTAACATTTTGCCCCCTGCGAATTTTTTTGTTGACTTTCTAAACGTATAAGATATTATCCGTTTTTGTCAAGGCCCGAAAGGTGCCTTTAATCGCGAAAGGAGAAAAACGATGAACGACAGTATCTTCAAACAGCTTGAAGAAGACTTTGAAGAAACCTTATCTTCCGTCAATAAAGTCGATCAAGGTGGTCTAACAAGTTTAGCATCACTTGCTCGAAAAATACAAGAGGAAGAAAAGAACATTGCCACTTTAGAGGAAACTCTCAAAGAGGCAAAGAAGAAGCTTCTCAAACTAACTGACGAAGACATGCCCGCTGTTATGCAAGAGGTAGGCATGAACAAGTTTGAACTGGATGATGGTTCAACTGTTGAAGTCAAACCAACCTACGGGGCTTCTATCCTCGTAGACAATCGCCCTCAAGCTTACGAGTGGCTACGCGAAAACGGTTATGATGACATAATTAAGAACAATGTCATATGCTCGTTTGGGCGTGGTGAGGACGATAAAGCGTCAGCCTTCAAAGCATTTGCTGCTAAAGAAGGTTACGTCGCAAATCAAAAAACCGAAATACATTCGCAGACGTTACGCGCTTTTGTAAAAGAGCGAGTGGAAGCAGGTGATGCGTTCCCAATGGAATTGTTTGGAGCGTGGGTAGGTCAACGCGCAGTTATTAAGAGAGGAAAGTAAAATGGCTGACAGTAAAGCAGTTGCAAAAAAGCAAGAATCAAACGTAGTTGAGTTTGACATGTCTGTGTTAGAAGCAGACGCCAGTGTTGGATTTGAAAACATTGGTCAGGAAGATTTAGCACTTCCGTTTCTAAAGGTGTTGTCCGGTAACGATCCCGTTCTGGATGACCGAAACTTCAAAGGCCGTAAGGGGGATATCTACAATACGGTCACCGGAGAATGTTTTGACGGAGAGAAGGGTATTAAGGTTATACCGTGTGCTTATCAACGTCGATTTATTCAATGGGCACCAAGGGGACAGGGTAGCGGCGCTCCGGTTGCAATGTTCTCACCGGATGAAGAGCGTCCGGAAACAGAGCGTTCGCCTGACGACAACAAAGATTATGTCAAAGGCGGCGAAGGCGATTACATCGAAGAAACGCATCAGCACTTTGTGTTGCTTGTAAATGACGACGGTGCCGCCGAAACTGCTCTGATTGCTATGAAGTCTACGCAGCTTAAAAAGTCGCGTAAATGGAACTCCATGATGATGAGCAGACAAATACAAGGTAAGAACGGACCGTTTACTCCGCCACGCTTTGGCTTTGTTTACAACCTCAAGACTACCTTTGAGGAAAATAGTAAGGGCTCATGGCATGGTTGGGAAATGTCCGTTGAAGGACCTACACCAAATCTCGACCTTTATAATCGAGCCAAGGAGTTCGCAAACAGCATCACAGCGGGTGACGTTGTTGTCAAACATACGAACGATGAATCTGGTAGCAAAGAAGACGCACCGTTTTAATCATCACGCGGCGGGGCATTAGCCCCGTCGCTGTCGTATGGGGGCAGTAATGGAAATCAAGAAGTTTGCGTCCATCTTTGATGGACTGAAAGAAGCTTACGGCTACTTCAAAATAGAGAAGACCGGTTCTAACGGTAAGGCTCAAGGTAAAGCGGGGGTTACACGCGAACCTCGGACCAAGGAACTTTGGGAAAACCATTTGCTTGGTAAGAGCATTGGTATTGGTATTATACCAATCAACGAAGACAACAATTGCAAGTGGGGCTGTATAGACATTGACCAGTATCCGCTCGACCACAAATTGCTTGTCGAGAAGATCAGACGGTTAAAGTTGCCACTGGTGGTGTGCCGTTCCAAATCTGGTGGAGCGCATTGCTTTTTGTTCTCTACTGAGTGGGTAGAAGCACGGGACATGCAGAAAGCACTGCAACATATGTCCTCGGCGCTTGGCTATGGTGAAAGCGAAATCTTTCCCAAGCAAGTCAAACTGCATCTAGACAGAGGCGACGTAGGTAACTTTCTAAACCTACCGTACTACGACGCAGAGAATGGACTACGGTATGCTTTTCTTGACGACGGTACGTCAGCGTCGATAGACGAGTTTTACGATCTGTACGACAAACATGTGCAAACACCAGAAGAAGTGGTCAAGTTACAGGTTGCGGGAAATAAAGAAACAGACTTACTTAACGACGGCCCACCGTGTCTTCAGATACTGTGTAAGTCCAAGATTAGCGAAGGTGGTAGAAACAACGGGTTGTTTAACATTGGCGTGTATCTACGCAAGGCTTTTCCAGATAGTTGGGAGTCAGAAATACTACAATACAACATGGAGTATCTTTCTCCGCCGTTGCCATTGCCAGAGGTAAACGTGGTAGCCAAGCAAGTTGCAAGGAAGGACTACGCTTACAAATGTTCAGACGCTCCAATCAACTCGCACTGCAATAAGGATCTGTGCCGTACCCGTAAATTCGGCATAGGAGCGGCTGTAGCAGGGGCTACAATCGCGAACCTACGCAAGTATAACTCAGTACCGCCTGTGTGGTTTATGGACGTTAACGGAGAGCCTCTGGAGCTAGACACGGAAGCGTTGATGAACCAGTTACAATTTCAGAAAGCTTGCATGGAACAACTGAACTTCATGCCACGGTCCATGGCAAAGCAACAATGGGAAAGTAGGATCAGTACATTGCTGACAGAAATGAAAGATAACGAGAGCGCAATAATCGAGGTAGCACAAGACGCAAGCATCAGCGGGCAGTTCTACGACTACCTTGAGGAATTCTGTCGTCATCAGCAACAGGCACAAGACAAAGAAGAGATATTATTGAGACGCCCTTGGACAGACGAAGATTCAGACATTACGTTCTTCAGATTAAAAGATTTTGAAGGGTTTCTTCGCAAAAACAAATTTTTCGAGTATAAGTCTCATAAGATAGCCCAACGCCTACGGGATATAAATGGCGAGAGTGTTGTTTTAAAAATTAAAGGGAGGGCCGTAAGAGTGTGGCAGATACCATCTTTTGAAAGCGCAGACATGGACTTCACAGTCCCACAGTTTGGATCACAAGGGGAGGCTCCGTTTTGACCGAAGAACGTAATCAGGAAATCGTGCGACTGATAGACAAACAACGCATGACTAAAACAGCCGTTGCAAAACGTTACAACGTCTCGAAACAGCGTGTGCAACAGATATACAAACGGGAGAAAGCAAGAAATGTTGAGGATATTCGGACCGCCGGGGACAGGGAAAACAACGACGCTACTTAATATGGTGGACGATGCTCTGGCTAGTGGTGTGCATCCGCACCGGATAGCCTTTCTCGCTTTTACCAAGAAGGCCGCTACAGAGGCCAAGGAACGCGCCGCACAGAGGTTTAACCTCGATCCTAAGAAAGACTTAATGTTTTTTCGTACCCTGCACTCACTGGCCCTTACAATGACTGACATACGCCCAGAGCAAGTTATGCAGTCAGAGAACTATAAGGAGTTGAGCAGGGCAATCGGTATCAGCCTCAACGAAGCCAAGGTTGTAAACTTTGAGAACGACCTGACCGACATGGTCACAAACTCGGACCCTCTGTTGGGTTTGATTAACCTTACGCGTTTGAAAAAGTCTGACCTACGCAAGGAATATAACAACAGTAATATCGAAGAAGACTGGAACACGGTAAAATATGTGGACGAGTGTTTGCGCGAATACAAAACAAAGTTGGGTCTTTACGATTTTACAGACATGCTACAGGAGTTTGTAAATCAGTCCGCCAAGTATTGCCCTCAGTTTGACATATGCTTTTTGGACGAGGCGCAGGATCTAAGCGCGTTACAGTGGGACATTGCTCATATACTTGATGACAACTCCGACCGTATGTATGCGGCCGGTGACGACGATCAAGCCATTTACAGATGGGCAGGGGCAGATGTTGACCAGTTTATTAATCTACCGGGCGGTTCCGAAACGCTCAGTAAATCTTACCGCGTACCGCGTCAGGTTCATCAGATAGCAGAAGGTGTGGTGCGTCGCATAACGAGGCGGTTTCCTAAAAGGTATGAACCCAAGGATGAGCCCGGAAATGTGACGCGGATTGATACTATCACTGGTCTGGACATGTCGCAAGGCACTTGGCTCATTTTATCGCAAGCCGGATACCAATTAAATCCAGTAGCCGCCGATCTACGGTCTAGCGGTTATTTGTTCAACTATCGCGGTCACCGGTCCATATCTGAGAAGATAAGCGAAGCTGTCAACGGTTGGGAGCAAATGCGTCAGGGCAAAGAAATAACAGGTGACGTAGCCAGAAAGATATACAGCTTTATGTCAATTGGCGACCGAGTCAAAAGAGGGTTTAAAAAACTGCCCAGTTTACAAGACGACGATTTGGTAAGCATGACTGACCTGACTGACAAACACGGTTTGCTTGCTACCGACGACATGCTCTGGTCCGAAGCAATGAACAAACTGCCAGAAACAGACAGGGCATACATCACGGCTTTGTTACGCAGAAAAGAAAAGTTCAACGGCATACCTCGGATTACAGCGTCCACGATCCACGGTGCCAAAGGCGGCGAGGCAGAAAATGTTGTTCTGTTTACCGACATTAGTCCGGCGGCTGACGAAGAAATGCGCCGCAATCCAGACGACATGCACAGAGTATTTTATGTGGGCGTTACAAGGACCAAACAAAACCTCTACATTGTAGAGCCCGAAGACGTATCAAGGAGTTATGACTTATGAAATGTTGGCATTGTAAGACTGAACTTATCTGGGGTGGGGATCACGACTGTGAGGACCACGAAGACTTTCTTATGGAAACAAATCTAAGTTGTCCGAAGTGTGGGACTTTAGTTCTGGTTTATTTACCCAAGGAGAAAATAGATGAAGCGTAAGGAAGTACTAGAAGAAGCAGCAAAACTAATTACCGGAGACAGAGCAGAACACTACGGTG